TCCCTATGATCTATCATCCGCGCAGCCGCCTTCGCTTCAAGCAAAACCTCATCGTAAAAGAGGTGGTGGAAAACACGGCCAAGCTGATAGTCAGCGGGATGGGAAGCGGCAAGACAGCCTCTACCCTGCACGCTCTGCGCGATCTGCTGGACAGCTTCACCGTGCTGCATGTCCTTGTGATCGCGCCGCTGCGGGTTGCTACCGATGTGTGGCCGCAGGAGATTGAGGCTTGGGCAGAAACCCGGCTGATGACCTATGCGGTTGCCTGCGGCCTCGACGCACAGCGGGCGGCTGCGGTTGCGGCGCGGGCCGAGATCACCATCATCAACCGGGAAAACCTCGTCTGGCTGGCAAAGCACATCGGCTCTGTGAACAACTGGTTCTGGGACATGATCGTGGTGGACGAGTCCAGCATGTTCAAGGACGGGTCAAAGCGCACAAAGCGGTCGAAGATCAAGAAGCGGGTAAAAGAATGGGTCATCGTTGGGCCAGATGATGTCGTGGTCGAAGACCTCGTGTTCGGAACACAGAAAGACGCCGAAGCCTATCTGGAATTCGAGGGCATGGTTCTGGGTCTGCTAGACAACCCGACCGAATTGGTGGCGAAGGAAGTCACGACGATAAAGACCAAGGTGAGCAAGGGCGGCAACATGACCCGCTTCGGCGTGCTGACCACGGCGCGGAAGAAGATCGACCGTGTAATTGAACTGACCGGCACCCCGCGCCCGAACAGCATCGAAGACCTCTGGGGTCAAATGTATCTGCTGGATCAGGGTGCGGCTCTGGGTCGGACCAAAACCGAGTTCATGCAGCGGTATTTCGTGAAGAACCCCTACACCTATGATGTGGCGATCAAGGACGGTGCCGAAGAAGAAATCATGGCGAAGGTCGCCCACCTGATCGTCAGCCTACCGCCAGATCAGTTGGTGCCTGATCCTGTGTATATCCCAGTGAAAGTGAAGCTGCCGCCAAAGATCATTGATCAATATCGTGAGTTTGAACGCACACTTGTTGCGCAGGATCACGATGTCGAGGCGGTAACTAAAGGCGTGTTAGCCAACAAACTGTTGCAATTTTGCAACGGTAGCATGTATCGGGAAGACGGGTCTGTGGTGCCGGTGCATGATGCAAAATTGCGGGCGCTGGATGATCTGGTCGATGATTCTCATGGCGAGAATCTTTTGGTGTTTTACGGATTCAAGTTTGATCTTGACTCAATAAGGCAGCGTTACCCCGATGCCGTGGTCTTAAACGAATCACCCACGGCAGTTGAGGACTGGAACGCCGGTAGGATCAAGATGTTGTTGGCGCACCCCGCTTCCTGCGCTCACGGCCTCAACATGCAGTTTGGCGGGCATATCTGCATCTGGTTTGGCTTCACTTGGTCGCTTGAACTATGGCTCCAAGCAAATGCACGTCTGCCGCGACCGGGCCAAAAAGAGGTTGTTGCGGTATATATGATAATAGCAGAAGGCACTTACGACGAGCGGGCGGTCGAGGTTTTGGGCCGTAAAGAGGCCAGTCAACAGTCAATGATTGACGCATTCAGGCACCTATCCTTTTAGAAGATTGAATAGGAACCATCTGCGTGTTATTCACGTTACACTTGACAACAAGGAGATTGTGTCATGTTGGAAGCTGCTGCCGCCGTCCGTCCTAAGATTCTTCATGCTGATTTCGCACGCCGGTTCCAGATTGCGTGTGACGGAAACCAGAAGGTTCCACTACCCAACTACGGTCGGCTTGGATGGTTCGTAACCAAGTTGGCCGAAAGAGGCACGAGCGTCACGATCGAAACTGTTCGCAAGTGGTTCGCTGGCGAAAGCCGCCCGCGCACCAAAGCGATGACTGACCTCGCCATCGTGCTGGAAGTTGACGAGGCGTGGCTGGCCGTAGGCAAGTCGCCAGAAATCACCGAGAAGCAGCAGAAGGTGCGCAATGCCTCTGCCGATGGGGTAGTCAATGTCGTTGCCGGTCTGATTCAAGTCTGCGGCGGGCATCCGGCGTTCCCCGTGGAAGGGGACGCGAAAGCGGCTGCTCAGAAGATCGACCTGACCGCTGTGATCAAAGGCGCGATGTATGCCTTCCACATCACGCTAGCCCAACTTAAAGATGACGGTCTGCATTTCGCTGTGCCGGTCGAGGCCGTGGAAAACACGCTGGTTATCGGCGCGGTTCGAACCGGAGAACTGTCGTTCAACTTCTACGAACTAGATGCGGAAACTCTTGCCGCGCATGGTAAGCAGAAAGGCGAGGTCGTGGATTTCGCGGCGACCCCGGAATGGTTGGATTCGGACTCGAACCGGATCAAGACATTCAGTCAAAGGCTATGATGGTATCGGATTTTTCATACCAGCAGTAATACCATAAATGCTACTGGATGCACGGGGTTACATGTGGACGCATAGAGACGAAAAGGTTCAATAAAACTAGGAATCTGTGGACGCATGGGGACGAGTGAGGATTTATCTTGGTAGGCCCGGAGTTGACCTCATCGCACATAAAATCATAAAGTTATAGATATGATACCATCAAGGATACCATCACATGCCTTTGACGGATGCTGCCTGCCGAAATGCAAAGCCTACCGAGGCGTCACGCAAGCTAACTGACGGCGCTGGCCTCTATCTCCAAGTCCAGCCGAACGGCTCCCGCCTCTGGCGGATGAACTATCGCTTTAACGGAAAGCAGAAGACGCTGGCCTTCGGGAAGTATCCCGAAGTGGGTCTGTCCGAAGCCCGCCGCCGCCGCGATGACGCCCGCGCCATGCTGGCTTCCGGCCTTGATCCTGCGAATCCTGTCAAGGTCGAGGGTATGACCTTCAAAGAGGTCGCCCACGAGTGGGTGATCGCGCAGCAACCGATCTGGGTGCCGAACTACGCTGGACGGGTTGTGGCGCGACTTGAGGATGATCTGTATCCCCAGTTCGGTCATATCCCGGTGAGCCAACTCGACGCGCCCACCATCCTCGCGGCGCTGCGGAAGGTCGAGGATCGCGGCGCAATCGAAACGGCGAAGCGACTACGGCAGATCACCGGTCAGATCATGCGCTACGCGATCGCTACGGGCCGCGCCAGCCGTGACCCTGCCGCTGACCTCAAGGGTGCCATGAAGCCCAGCCCAAGGGTCCGTCACATGGCCGCGCTGCGGGAACCGGACTTGCCTGAGTTCTTTGCCAAGCTGGACTCCTACGAGGGTGACAAAATCACCCGGCTGGCAATCGACTTCATCGTTCACACATTCGTCCGCACGAATGAACTGCGCTTCGCCCGCTGGTCGGAGATCGAGGGAGATGTGTTGCGTATTCCGGCAGAGCGAATGAAAAAGGGAAAAGAGCATCTGGTCCCTTTGGTTCCACACACCCTCTCGCTGCTGGGTCAGATGAAAGAGATTGGGCTTGGGGACATGATCTGCCCGATGAGCGAGAACACGATGCTCTTTGCCATGTATCGGATGGGGTATCACAGCCGCGCTACGATCCACGGCTTCCGGTCAACCGCCTCCACCATCCTGAATGAAAGCGGCCTGTGGACGCCGGATGCGATCGAACGACAGCTTGCCCACGTCCCTGAGAACCAAGTCCGGTCAGCCTATAACGCTGCGCTCTACATGCCAGAGCGGCGCAAAATGATGGAGTGGTATGCTCAGAGGTTGGGTGCCGCTAGGGAGTCGTCAGTCACCAAGAAGTCCGAACCCGACCGAATAATGCAGGACGTGCCGTTAAGTCCCGTGACTACGAACGACCACGTTCCTTCTTTCGACAAGAACCATTCGTAAACCTCGGTTGCATCCTGAGTGATGCCGTAGCCGACCCGTCTCTGCCCCATGGTCTCGGAAACCTGATGGATGATTTCTGCTCGGTTTCCGCATAGCACGTCCTGCGCAGCAGCAGGCGGGGCTGTGATTATCAATAAAGATAAGATGAGTGTTCGCATCGAATCCTCCGATGAGCGTTCTGTGATTCTATACACTTTTATACTTGAAAGTCACTCTTTATGTGTTATCTTGGCTGCATACGAACACATCTGGATGCACCCATGTCAGAAAAATTTCTTCGGCTATCTGATGTTCAGAAACAGATACCTTTGTCTCGTAGTGCTATATACGCCCTGATTCAAAAGAACGCTTTTCCGAAACAAATTCGACTTTCGCACAAAGTCGCCGTATGGCGTCAAACAGATATTGATTCATGGATTGCAACGTCTGACAGAACGAGCGGACGCCCATTTACTATTACAAGGATTGAAGGTGATGTGGCTTTCATACCCCTGACAATGGGTTATGAGGCGATGATTGATCTTGTCGATCTCGAACGAGTAAAATCGTATCAGTGGACCGCGCACGTCACCAAGCGTTCGGATGGAATCGTCAGGTCTGTTTACGCTTATCGAAATGACCTTTCTCATCATGGTAAAAACGTGCGTTTGCATCGTTTTTTATTGAACGCACCAGATGACTTGCAAGTTGATAATGTTAATGGAAATGGACTCGATTGTCGTAGGGCTAACCTGCGTTTAGCAACTGCGTCCGAAAACGCCAGAAATAGGAGAATCGGCATAGCTAACACCAGTGGGTTTAAGGGTGTTTGCTGGCACAAGGGGATCGGTAAATGGCACGCTCAAATCGGCGTTGACGGCGGGACTCGCAGCTTAGGCTATTTTAATAAAAAAGAAGAAGCCGCTGCTGCTTATGCCGTGGCTAGTTCAGAGTTGCACGGTGATTTTGGTAGGACCGCATGAGTGACCCGCTGGACGATCTGCTGGGAAAACCCGCGTCAAAGGTTGACCCGCTGGCCGCGCTTGCAGCCAAGGCAAAGAAGGCCCGCTTTATGAAGGGCAAGACCTTCGATGAACCGGATCGCATCGACACTGAGGATTTGCCTCACGAGAGCGAGTTTCTTCGCCCTGTGGGGATTACGTTCCTGTCTAAGATCGTGGGCAAGCAGCCCTATCAGATTCAAAAGAAGCTGGCGAAGTGTCCGGTCGTCGGGTGGCACAACCCCGGTGGCAAGAGCGACAAACCGCAGCCGCTTTATGATTTCAAGACGGCCTTTTCTTATCTGATCACACCTCGCGGGTCGATTGAGGATTGGTTCTCGCAGCAGAACGCTGCCAGTCTGCCGCCCTACGTCAACAAGATGTTCTGGGACAGCGCCCACCAGCGCAACCGCGTGCTGCACGAGTCCGGTCAGCTTTGGCACGACGAGGATGTGATGATCGTCCTCGGTCGAGTGGCGATGACCATGCGGCAGGAAGTCAAAATGTGGATCGAAGAACTGCCTGAAAAGGAACTGCTTTCTGACGGGCAATACAACGCTCTCGTGGACAGCACAAACCGGCTGCTGGATCAGGTGCGGCAGCAACTCATTGACAGCCCAAAGCAGTTCACCACGCTGTCTATGGCGCACACGATCAAAGCTGAACTGGATGCCGCTGGTGGGATGCCACGGGGCGAAGGTGACGAATGAATCGCATCATCCGACCGCCGACTATTGCGGAACTGATCGAAGACGCGCCCTACGGGTCGCTGGAAGAAATCGTGGCATCCGTGTTTTCGGACATGAAGCCGTCCAGTCGTCTGACAGTCACACAGGCCGCAGAGCAATACACCCGCATCGGGTCTGGTGGCGGCATGTCAAAGCCGTGGTCGAAGTCCACCACGCCCTATCTTGAGCAGCCGCAGGACGTTCTAACATCGCTGGACTTCCAAGGCATGATCTTTGTCGGCCCTGCGCGGACGGGACAGACTCTCATGGGCCTCTCGTGGATTTCGCACACGGCCAAGAGCGATCCGTCAGACATGCTCTACGTTCACATGGACCGTGAGAACGCCCGCAAATGGTCGAACGGCGACCTCAACCGATTCCTCATGGCCTCGACCGCGATCCGCGAAGAACAGATCACCTCGCGCCAATATGATAACAC